ATGAACTCTTTGTATGGTGCTCTAGGTAATAAACATTTCCGCTACTTTAATAATCACGTTGCAGAAGCTATTACTACTTCTGGTCAGTTATCTATTCGTTGGGCTGAAGAGGCTATCAATAAAGAGATGAATGCTGCTCTGGATACTCTAGGAAAGGACTATGTGATTGCTATTGATACTGATTCTTTATATGTAAATATGAATGAGTTGGTTAAGAAGTTTAATCCTAAAGATCCAGTAATATTCTTAGATAAGATATGTCGAGAGCATTTCGAAAAAGTACTAGAGAAAGCATATGCTGTTCTAGCTAAGAAGATGAACGTTATGGAAAACCGCATGGAGATGGCTCGAGAGGTTATTGCTAATCGAGGTGTATGGATTGCTAAGAAGCGTTATATCTTAAACGTTCATAATAACGAAGGTGTGCAGTATGCTGAACCTAAGATGAAGATGATGGGAGTAGATGCTGTGCGCTCTTCTACTCCTCAGGTCTGTCGTGATAAGTTTAAGAAGATATTTAAAGTTATTATTGACGAAGGTGAAACTGCTACCCAGAAGTTTATTGCTGATTTTAAGAAAGAGTTTCGTCAACTACCTCCAGAAGCTGTATCTTTTCCTAGAGGGTGTAATATAGTTAAGAATGGTGTTACTTGGGCTGATCCTAAGACTATCTACCGTAAAGCTTGTCCTATTCATGTGCGTGGTGCACTGCTGTATAATCATCATGTCAAGGAGAAAGGCTTAGATAAGAAGTATGAGTTGGTAAATAACGGTGAGAAGATTAAGTTCTGCTATCTTAAGACTCCTAATCCTATCAAGGAGAATGTTATTGGGTATACTAACGATCTTCCTAAAGAGCTTGACTTGCATCGGTTTATCGACTATAATAAGCAGTATGAGAAGGCTTTCGTGGAGCCTATCAAGCATCTCCTAGATGCGCTTGAATGGGATGTTGAACCTGTAGCTACGTTAGAGGACTTCTTTAGCTAATGTATAGTATTACAATCTTTAAGTCTCCACGTTGGTGGGATAAAGAGAATAGATATGTATACGATAATAAAACTCATCGTCGTATGGACTTTGAGTCTTGGGATAAGTTTGTTAACTTTTTAGGTAAACTAAGTGAGAGGAAACTAAATGGTAAGCAAGATGCTGAACTTATTACGCCAGCTATATTTAAACCTGATTCTACTAGAAAGAACGACAATGTCATTGCTTGGGCTGGCTGGGCTGCTCTTGATGTTGATGATATTACGTTTGATGGAAATCTAGAAGATGAGCTTCGAAAGCGGTTTGGTGATTGGAATTTTGTTTGTTATTCTACTGCTAGCAGCTCTGATGCTTTACCTAAGTTTCGGTTGGTATTCCAACTTAGTAACCAGATTGAGGCTGATAAGATACGACACTTTTGGTTCGCACTCAACTCTGAATTCAACGATCTTGGAGATCCGCAGACTAAAGATCTTTCAAGGATGTATTATATTCCTGCAGTTTACTCTGGCGCTAACAATTTCTTTTTTGTTAATAATGGTGAGCCGTTGGATGTTAATTACATACTTGCTAGATGGCCATACGATGATAGACGTGATGCTAAATCGTTTTTAGATAAGCTACCTGACGCATGGAGAGAACAAGTAGTTGAGTATCGTAAAGGTAAGCTAGATAATACTTCATATATATGGTCTAACTATCGCGACTGTCCCTTTGTTAATAAAAAACTACTTAAAGAGTATATTGGTATGTCCTTTACTGACGGTACAGGGCGATATAGAATGATTTACAAGCTTATGATTTCTATAGCAGCTCAGGCTATAGAAAAGCAATATCCTATTACTTCTAGTCAGATAGTAGATCTTATAAGACAGATTGATAGAGATACTGCAAACTTATATGAGAAAAGACCATTAGATTTAGAAGCTAATAATGCACTAGAGTATGCATATAGACAAGGAGTTATACAATGATAGCAGGTAAAGTGTAAATATGTAAAATTATAAATAAAAATATGAAAGCAAGGAGAGTCTAACTTATGCAACCATATTTTTATATTTTACAGAATATTAAGACAGGTAATTATTACGCTGGAGCAAAATGGGCAAAAAATGCTGATCCAGATAAGCTGTTAATAGAATACAAAACCTCAAGTTCATTAGTGCAAGCAGCTATAGATGATTACATAATTAGAAAGATAAGAACATTTAACACGCCAGATGAAGCAATTAAATATGAGAGTAGGTTCTTATTGAAAGTTGACGCTGTAAGAAATAATAAGTTCGACAATATGAACTATGGTAACACACCTCAACAGCTGGGTAAAAAATGGTATAACAACAGTATTAAATCTACACTTTCTTATACATGCCCTGAAGGATATGTCGAAGGTAGAATTCTTAATATTGCTAATCTAGGTAGATATAAAAAGTCAGATGAGCATAGAAAAAAAATATCTAACTCATTACAAGGTAACGTACCTCACAACAAAGGTAAGAAAGGCCTTCAGAAAGGCACAAAAGTTCATGTTGGCAAAACCTGGAAACTGATTGAAGGAAAAAGAGTATGGATGGAGAAAGATAATGCATAGCGGAAAAGTATGGGGCACCACAGAGCTAGTTGAAGCTAACGGCGCTTTAGAATTTCATCGCATTGAAATGAAAAAAGGAGGAGTGTGCTCTAAACATCTTCACCGATATAAGTGGAATGGATTTTATGTAGAATCAGGTATTATGTTAATTAGAACATGGCAACGTGATTATGATCTCGTTGATGAAACTGTTGTAGAAGCCGGTGAGTACCATAAAGTTAAGCCAGGTCTCTATCATCAGTTTGAATGTATTGAATCCGGAGTAGCGTTTGAGTTATATTGGGCAGAATTTAATCATAATGATATAGAACGAGAAAATGTAGGATTCAAAAAGAATACAGATCATACTACTGGAAAGCCTATTGAGACCATTACCATTGATCTCAACAAAGGTTTTGATGATGATCCTTTATCATTAGATAAGATTGGATGCTAATGATAACAGGAGTTACATTTTCTACCTTTGATCTTCTCCATGCTGGTCACATTGCAATGCTGAGAGAAGCTAAAGAGCATTGTGATTATCTTATTTGCGGTCTTCAAGTAGATCCAAGCATGGATAGACCTAACAAGAATAAACCAGTTCAGACTCTTGTTGAGCGCTATGTACAGCTTAGTGGAGTAAGATATGTGGACGAGATCATTCCATATGAAACAGAGAAAGATTGTGAAGATATACTCTTGACATTTAACATCGATGTTCGTATAATAGGCGAAGAGTATAAGAAAGCAGGTAGATATACTGGTCGAGCAATATGTGCAAAGCGTGGTATAGAAATCTACTATAATAAACGTGACCATAATTTCTCTTCTAGTGATTTGAGAAATAGAGTATATAATAGAGAACTAATAAAGGATATCGATAATGTCGATTATGGACAAACTAAAGAAGAACAGTAAGATAAAGACATCCGAGGTCTTATCTGAATCAAAGTTCTTTACAGAGAAAGATATGACACCTACAGATGTACCTATGGTGAACGTAGCTTTATCTGGTTCTGTTGAAGGAGGAGTAGCTCCTGGATTAACTGTGCTAGCAGGACCATCTAAACATTTTAAAACTTCGTTTGCATTACTAATGGCAGGTGCATATCTTAAACGGCATTCAGATGCGGTTATCTTATTTTATGATTCCGAGTTTGGTTCTCCTCAATCTTACTTTGAGCAGTTTGGTATTGATACGTCTCGTATCTTACATACCCCTATTGCTAATGTAGAAGAGCTTAAGTTTGATATAATTGCTCAATTAGAAGCTATTGATCGCGATGATAAGGTTATTATTGTTATTGACTCTATTGGTAATCTAGCTTCTAAGAAAGAATTAGAAGACGCTATGAATGAAAAGTCAGTAGCAGATATGTCGCGAGCAAAAGCTCTTAAAGGTTTATTCCGTATGTGTACTCCTTATCTTACTATGAAAAATATCCCTATGATTGCAGTTAATCATACCTATCAAGAGATTGGTTTATTTCCTAAAGCTGTTGTTGGTGGTGGTACTGGTATCTACTATAGTGCAGATAATATCTGGATCTTAGGTCGTCAACAGGATAAAAAGGGTACAGAGATACAAGGATATCATTTTGTAATTAATGTGGAGAAAAGTCGCTATGTTAAAGAGAAGTCTAAGATTCCTATTACTGTTTCCTGGGACGGTGGTGTCCGTAAGTATTCAGGTCTTCTCGATTGCGCTCTTGCTGGTGGTTATGCTACTAAGCCTTCTAATGGCTGGTATGCTGCGGTTGATCAGTCTACTGGAGAGCTTGGACCTAAGGTTCGGTACGACGCCACTCTTGATAAGTCCTTCTGGGATCCAATCTTTGCTGAAACAGATTTTAAAGATTTCTTGAAAAAGCAATATAGTATTGGTCATCAGTCGCTAGTAAGTATGGATGAGATCGTGGAGGAAGCTGATGGTTAAGATTCCTGGTATGTTACAAGAAAATGTAGATTATGAGTTAATACCAGGAGATGGGGAACATTGGCATATTAGAGTAAAAGGAGGTGACTATATTGAATCAATATTAAGTTTTGGAAAGATTAGTATAGATGAAAACTCAGATCAACTTAAGTTTGACTTTAATCTTTACTTTACTCCAGACCCAGATTTAACAATTGAAGACTTGCACTTACAGAGGTATGCCGGTAAAATATTAGAGAGTATATTGGTTAATAATTTAAACGAAATGGAAAAGAATGAGCAATAATTTAGAGCAGCTAGTACTGCGACATCTTCTCATTGATGAAGATTATATGCGTAAAGTACTACCGTTCGTAAAACCAGATTATTTTCAAGGAGTGACAAGACAGTTATTTATAGAGATAGGCAAGTTTGTCGCTAAGTATAATAAGCTTCCTACTAAAGAAGCCTTTAAGATTGAGATTGATCAGAGTGATAGGTATAACGATGATCAGTATACAGCAGCAATGGAGATGCTTCCTAATATCTTCGATACTACCTCTGATAAATCTGATAAAGATTGGTTAGAAGATACTACAGAGAAGTGGTGTCAAGATAGAGCTATTCATAATGCTATTATGGAGAGCATCTCTATTATTGATGGTAAGCATCAG